TGATTACGAGGTAATGATTATGGTTTTGTTATTGCGTGGGATAATCAAAGTTTAGATTTACAAGATACTGGTATTTATCAACAATTAATTGGATATAAGCATAATCTTTTAAATTTGGAAGATGGAAATAGTAATTTTATATTTACACATTATAATGAATTAGGTATTGGAACGACAACGCCTGATTCATCCTTACATATTAAAACAAGATTAAGTAATGGCACTAATAGTAATAATGCGAATAGTGACCCTCCTAATACATCTACAATTCATTTACAAAATACATCTACTCACGTTATTACAAATGAAGATTTACAAAGTATTAAATTTAGTGATGGTTCGAGTAATATATTAAATAAAATACAAAGTGTTAATTCATTAAGATATGATGATTTATATCCACAACCTACAAATTTAAAAGGATTTTATAAATTTGATTCTACTGAAGGTTCTCAATTAGTTGATTCTTCAATATTTAATCATAATCGTGATTTAGATAATAATGGGATTGGAGATAAAAAAATTACAAATGGTATTCTTAATAATTTCAATTTTGAAACTTGTTGGACTACTGGTGTTGTAAATAATTCTTTATTATTTGATGGTAATAATAATTATGTATTTATTGACGACGAAGCAAATAATGAATTAAATACTATATTAGAAGCATCACCATCATCAATAAAGCAAATGAGTATTTCTATGTGGGTTAATATTCCTAGTGATATAGTAAATGGTTCTACTTATGATATTGTTTCTAATGGTGGTAATGTAAGTGTTGCTGGAACATATATAATGGGTGTTAGCGATATTGGAAGTAATGGTAGTATGGTTTTAACATCGAATATAATTACACATAATCCTTCAAATACTGGTAGTATTATTAATATAGGGCTTTATGGTGCTATCACATTAAATGATACAAATTGGCATCATATTGTTAAAACTGTTAATATTTCAGGTGGTGATAGTAGTAATTGTTCTATATCAATGTATATAGATGGTGTATTAGATAAGACAGTTACAGCTTCTGGTAATACATCATCATTAGAACATAGTGCAGATAAAATTTATATTGGTTCAAGAGATGGACTTATTAATTATTATCGAGGTCATATGGATGAAATGAGAATTTATAATAGTATTCTTACAACAGATGAAATAGCACAATTATATGCTTATGGTAATCCAAATGTTTCACCAAAAGGAACATTATTAATAACACCAACCTCAAATTCAACAAATAATAAAGTAATTGTAGTTGATGATAATGGTCGTTTTAATAATCTTAATAGCAGACCATTACCTTATAAATTATTAAGTGGTATAATTACAGCTACTAAAGATAGTAAAATTATAACAGGCACAAATACATTTTTTACTACTGAATTAAATATTGGTGATATTATTATATTAGGTGTAAATTATAATGTTGAGCGTGTTGTTATATCTATTACAAATGATACAACATTAGTTTTAGATAGTAGTGGATTTGGTGGTTCAACACCAAATGAAACATATAAAAAAGTATTTAAAAAATCTTGTATTTATTCATTCTTTGATAATAGTGATAGTCATCGTGGTCATATTGATAGTTATGGTAGATTAATGATTGGTAATTCAAATCCATCTACATTATTAGAAATAAGTGGTGTTGATGGAAGCACAACACAAGCCCCTGAAATAACTTTGACAAATACATCAATTGATGATGGTTCTAATAAAAGAAAAACATCTCTTAATTTTAGAGGGTATAATACAGATAGTTCTACATCAAATGCTACTCCATATTTTAATTTAGGTCATATTGAAACATCACATTATGAAACATCCGCAGATAATAAAGCGACAATGCGATTTTTTATTAATAGTGGTTCTGGAACAACTGAAAATAATGCTATGGATATAACAACAGATGGTATTAGTATATATGATTCAATTTCATTACCTATTACAACAACAACGACGGCATTAACATTAGATAATACACATCATACAGTTATATGTATTAGTGATACTTCTAATGGTGATATTGAGATTACATTACCAGCAACTACTATTTCAGGTAGAATTTATATATTAAAAAAACGTGTTACATCAGGTTCATTTGCTCTTACAATTGATCCTGTTGGTAAAGAAATTGATGGTGATACTGCGGTAAAAACTGTTTCAACATCTTTTATTAAATTACAATATGATGGAGCTAAATGGTGGGTTATTGGATAATTGGATAATTGGATAATTTTTTTCATTTTTATTTTTTTCATCATATTATTTAAAATTAAAAAACTTAAAATTAAAAAACTTAAAATTAAAAAACTTAAAATTAAAAAACTTAAAAATGAATATTTAAGCTAAATATTTAGGAGCGATATCTTCTAAATTATAAGTTGTAGGTAACATAGAACGTTTAGTAACATTATTAAATACACGTTGTTGTGGAAATGTTTGACATTTATTATTTTCAAAGAATTGATAATAATCGTGTTTTACATCTCTATTAATAGAATTCATTATTTCTAATGTTCTTTGTTCATTAGGGAATTTAGAAATATTATATATTTCTGGACATGCTACTTTTTTAAAAGAAGTGAAATCTGCTGGTTTTATACAACTTTCTCCTTGAAATTTATTATTAGAAAAATCATATCTTTTTTTTACATCAACAGCACAATTAAAATCAGTTGGTGGTGAATTATGACAAGGCACTTTTAAATTACAATTGGCAAAACAATCTTCATAATTCTTTCCAACAGGTGTATAATTTGGAACTAACATTTTAGCATTTTCTTTAAGTCCATCACACTTTTGTAATTTATCATCATTTGGAGATAATTTCCAATTATCATAATAACATTTATCTGTATAATAATTAATATTTTTTAAATGAGAATCGACATCAATATTTTTAGAATACCCTTCTTGTAAAAGTCCAGCACTATCTTTTAAATTACGCATATTAAAACGATTACCACATTTATCATAAATAATATCTGAATATTTTTGATGAATATCTTTATTTTGATTATCTAATTTTGTGTTATTACAAATAATAAGTGCAGGATATTTATAAGGACTTTCTTGATTAAATGTATTATTTAATTCATTTCTATCATTATTTATATTAAAATTACCTTCACAATCTTTAATAAGAAATTCATCATTATTATTATTAATAGATGATGGATTTATATTAAAATTTATTTTATTATTGGAACTCATTTTATTTTAACTTTTATTTATAAGTTATTTATATTATAATTATATAATATATTAATAAATTAAATTAAATTATTATTTAAATAAATATACTTTTAAACATAAATTAAATTAAAATAATTTTTTAAAAATTATAAATGAAAATAGATAACTATAATAATAATGTTTTACCTTTTTCATTCTGGATAAAGTCAATGGTATCATTTCGTTTTATATCTAATTTATCAATTATATTAAGTTTTATTTCTTATTATATGAATGCTTATGAAATTTTATTTATAGTTGCTCCATTAGTAATAGTAAATTGTATTATTATTTTTTATATAATGCTAACAGATTTAGATGAATTAATGAAAGGTATATTAGAAAAAAAGTTACCAAATAAAATAGATAGAGATAATTATAAATGTTTATTTGTAATATTTATAATACTATGGCATTTATTACCAATAGTATGGTTATATTATGTATTTGATAAAGATAATTTAATTAAATATTTTAGACCTAATTTTATGGGAACATATTTTAAAAGTTTAATTATATGTATATTATATTATTATTATGAAAGTAATGAAAAAATATATGGTGACTTAAATTATTTATTTTATTTTATAATATACATTATTTTATTATTAGGAACATGCATAACTTTATATTCAGAATAAAATAAATTTAATTATTTATAGTTTTTTATTTAATAATTAATTTAATAATTAATTTATTTATTTTTCTTTGTTAAATATAATAGTATTATTATAAAATATACAAAATAAAATATGAAAAAAACTAAAAGTAATATGAAAAAAACTAAAAGTAATATGAATAAAACTAAAAGTAATATGAATAAAACTAAAAGTAATATGAATAAAAAAAATAAAAAAAGCAAAAGTAAAAGTAAAAAGAGTAGTGTAACTAAAACAAGTAGAAAAAGTATTGTAAATAATACTCTTAATACTATAAATAATAAATCAAAACAAAGTACTACTTTAACATCACTTATTGATTTTAAAAAAGATAAATCATTTACAATATTAACAAAGCCAAGTGAAATAAAATCATCTACAAACATAGGGGAATTTTATAATTTATTAGAAATGCATGATAATATAAATAAAAATTGTTTAAATAAAGTTAAAGATAAAGAAATTAATGGTATTAAACTTAATAAACCTATTGCTAAAAAAATATGTAATTGTTTATTTGAAAAAAATAAAAATATAACAATTGAAAAATTAGAAAAAAAAGTAAATGAAAAAAAACAAACACCAGCATCTAGTTGTATTAAAATACTTGATGATTTTTTAAAAACTAATAAAACTAAAAAAACAATAAATTCTAATTCTAATTAAATGTATTTAATATAATTATTTATAGTTTAATTCATATTAACTTCCATATCAGCAGGTTTCCAATATTCTATTTTATTTCCAATTGTTCTGCGAATAAAGAATGGTATCTTACGTTGTTTTAATTCTTCTTCTGCAATTGAAATTACGCTTTGACCTTGTTGATATTTTACATTTGGATTTGCTCCCTCTTCAATTTGTTTTGCTCTTTTACCTATTAATAAAGCTTTTTCATATTTTGTAATTTTAGGTTCTGATTTATTTTTTGTAAAATCATAATTCATCATAACATATCTAAAATCTAAATCATCTTCTTCAAACATATCAACTTTATTATCAACTTTCGTTGATATTGAAATTGTTTTTGGTTTTGAATGATTATGATTTTTTTGATTTTCTTCTTTTTCAAGAGTTTTTTTATCTTTTTTTATTATAGGTTTTGCTTTTGATATTATTTTTTTATTTTTATCTTCTTGAATTTCATCTTTATCTTCTTCTTCATTATCTTCTTGAACTTCATCTTCTTCATTATCTTGAGTTTCTTTTTCTTCTTCTTCTTCATTATCTTCTTGAACTTCATCTTCTTCTTCATTATCTTGAGTTTTTTTTTCTTCTTCATTATCTTTAGTTTCTTTTATATCTTCAATATCTTTAGTTTCTTTTATATCTTCAATAATTGGTTCATTAATTGTTTTTTTTGATTTAATAATACTTATTTTTTTTTTTCTTTTTTTATCTTTTA